CATAGTAATTTATATATTAGCAATTGGATTGATGCTCTACATTTGGTACAACAACAACAATACACCTAAATTTTAAGGAAGGCGATGAATAAATCAATTAGTAACAACAAGCGACTGAGTAGATGGAGGAAGCACTTGAAGGATTTAACTAAAGAAAATCTTGACAGAGCGGAAACAGTTCAAGAAACTCATTGGAGCAGGAATTATATGGGAGATGGTAGTAAGAAAACGACCAAACCCGAAGTGGGAAAACGATGGAAAAAGAAGTAAAACCTTTTAATAATGTAATACAGTTCCCTACATTAAAGGAAGCTGACACATTACGAGAGGACATGGGACAATTAGAACACGGAATAAAAATTAGGCTAGACGAGCTTCAGATACTAAATGAAGAAATAGTCGGGCTTACAGTAGAGTACGAAGCAATGCTTTATAGACTCTGCGAATTAACAGGGGTTAAGCTACCCAACGATCCAGATTGGGAGCTTAACACATAGTATAAAAACGATGGAAATAAGTATAAAAATGATGATAATAATTAGGAGAAATAATGGCAGCTAGGTGGGGTAAGTTTCAAACACATTCCAGCCAGAAGAAATTAACTTCTCAAGGACAAGGTGGTAGAGGTCGGGCAACGCGAATAGCGACAGCTACTATGAATAAAAGTAAAAAACGTTCGCACAAAAAATACAGAGGACAAGGTAGATAATATGGAAAACAACATATATGCAGTAGGAAAAGGCGTCGAGTATTCAATCAATGATAGCGGGATTCTGACTATCCGAGTTGATACTAAGAACGACTTTGGGCTCAGTGCTAGTGGCAAATCAACAATAATAGCTAGTAGCAGTGGTAATCAAAAAATCAATTTAGGTACAAATGAAAGTGAAGATTTAGCTTTCTTAGGACTTAATATTTATAGAAAGGCATAAAATGGAAAAGAAAGATATGTTAGGTGAAAAGAAAGAGTTTGAAGTAACAGGTAGTTTTAAAGTGGTATTCCATGCGGCAACGCAGGGAGACGCTATAAGCGCAATACTAGCAAGCTTATTAGATAATGATGTGGATGTGGAGGATATTAGAGCATATGAAGTTAGAGATTAACGAATACGCAGATTTTGTAAAATCTACTACATCAAGGGAGAGTTTGAGAACTGAGGTAATGATGGATCGAATGATGGGATTACAATATTCCAATGAAGATACACAGTTCTCGCAACTCTTAACCGCATCTATAGGGATGCAAGCAGAGTCAGGTGAGTTTAGTGAAGTGCTAAAGAAAGTTATCTTTCAAGGCAAAGAATGGAATGAAGAGAATAAATTTCACATGATGAGAGAATTAGGGGATGTTCTCTGGTATTGGGTACAGGGCTGTATGGCTCTAGGATACACACCAGAAGAAGTGTTGGAGGAGAACATTAAAAAATTAAGTAAACGCTACCCTCATGGATTTGAGATTCTTCGTAGCGAGAAAAGAGAAGAAGGAGATATATAGTATGGAAACGATGGTTAATATTATTTTAGCTCCTTGGACATTCTTTCAATGGATATTCAGTATAACAGTGTGGTACTATGTCATATCTCTAATATTCTCTAAAGGGGATCAAATGGGGTTTGACAGATTTGCTGTACGAAGAGGCGCAATGAAAGTTGCGGACTGGATAGATCGTTGTTGGGATCGAACCAAGAAAGTGTTTGGTAAGTAGTACAAAAATGATGCTACTAGGAGTACAAAAATGACAGAATATTTTGACTTAGTGGAAGCTAAGAGAGAAGAATATAGACTTGATGAACAGGTCAAAGAATGGAGTAGGCAAGTTAAGTACATTCTTGCTGAAAATGGGTGCATTGAGACTGCCTATAACAATGGGAAAGTTGAAAGGATTTATCACAGAAATTTTGGTACTCATGTAGAAGGAGATATTGTTATCCTAAAGCATGGCATGACTAATAAAGAAGTGCGAGATAGATTTCAACGCGAACAAGTAGATAGAGGTAGGATGTAATGCCTAGGAAATACACAAATAAATGGAGTGGTGTAAAATTACCTTCTGTTAGTAGGAAAACGACCTATTACGATACAGAAATGGAAGAACAATACTGGAAAGCAGTTTCTAAGTACGGAGAAGATGAAGCTATACATGTCCTTGCTGATATGTGGGGTGCATCGACACATCATGTTAAGAAAATTATAGAGGAGATAGATAGCTCATGGCTATAAATTATACACAAGAAATGGTCGATCTAATGAAAGATAGATATAGTGCTGAACCGACCAGAGAAACAGTAGAAGAGTTAGCACAAGAACTCAACAAGAGTATAAAATCGGTAATTGGAAAATTATCTAGAGAAGGTATTTACTTAAAAACAGAGTACCTAACCAAGACGGGTGAAAAGCCAGTTACAAAACGAGAGTTAGTTGAAAAGATTGGAAGTGTCTTAGGAATTGAATACCAAACCCTAGCGGGTCTTGAGAAGAGTCCCAAGTTAGCATTAAAGGTTTTAACTGAGACACTAGTATTACAAATAGCACCTGAAGAATGGGAGTCATTATGAGAGTAGCAAAGTTAATTTCTGAAGATAAAGATACTAAGAAAATAGTAGAAGAACATGGTTTATATGCTGAAGTGTTGGGATTATCTGAAACCCCATCGGGTCTTCATGCGAGATTAAAGTTTGGAGATGACCATAGAGAAGTTGTAAGAGTACAAACTATTAAGATACTACAAGAATCAGACTGGGAAAAGCTAATAAAAGACCCATATAAGCGTAGAATGACTCAATAGCTAGTAGGAAGTTACCCCCTCATACATAAATTACCTCAATCTTATTGGGGTTTTTTATTGGTTGCTTGATTTCAATTGGGGCAAATTTAGTAGATTTTAAACGGTTTGGTAGTAATTTGATATTCTTTAGATTAGCGGGTTTTGATTAGTTGAAGCTCTGTTTAATTCTTTTTGAATAAAAGGATTTACACAATAACTCCATTATTTCTCCAGAGCCAACAGATATAGAGTCGCATCTCTCCCGCTGGCGCTCCTTCGATGCTCCATTTCTTAGTTCTGAGATTTGGAGAGAGGGAGTAGTTGGTGATTCGTGTTGGTTAGTTTTTTAATTTATATTTATTATAACATACTTTTTGAAACAAAGCAAGTTCTGTTTTTGAGTTGGTAGTTGCGTGAAGGGTAGGAATAAGATTTAGAAACGTAAAAATAAATTATTTTTCAAATTTGATTGTCTTTCTCACTTCTGTTAGTCTCTGTGTGAGTAAATAGACCAAAGAATTAGTACCAGTGATTAGGTTTGCGCTTCATTCGATCCTTTTCCGCCTCTACAATTTTTTCCTGTCTACGCTTGGCAGCATTCTTTAATCGTTGTTTCTTCTGGGCGGGTTTCTCATAATATTCTCTTTTTCGTACCTCTTGTAGAATACCTGAGTTATCAACTTTTCTTCTAAAAATCCTGAGTGCTCTATCGAAGGGAATGTTTTTTGAGTATACTTTAGGCATCCTTTATCTCTATGTCCTCGAATACCATTTCACCATCTACAATAGATACCCACTTCTCGCCTTCTTGAAATCTATAGCTAGGCTGAGGTGGTTGTTTAAAATGCTTTTCTGCCCTTTTCTCTGCTTCAATTTCATCGCTCTCATCATACTCTGTGGGATGATAAATTGGTTCTAATTGAGCCTGCATTTTTTCGGATTCACTTAGTTCTTCAACGACATCAGTCTCGAAAGCTCCTGAGTAATCCATGTATTCTTTTCTGAAGGGTTTTCGGATGAAGCCACCTCCAGCTAAAGGTACTAGTTTCCAGACGACATCTTCTTTCTCTGGGTCGCCAAAGATTTTCTTCTCATGTTGTTCTTGCTTCCAGTTTTTCATTCTTCTCTCTAGCTTCTTCTCAAAATCTTTTTTTAACATTACCATAAACCCCAAATAACTAATAGCACAATAAATAATACTAATAGTTTCATTGGAATATCCACTATTTTTTATCCCTCACACGATCAAAGGAAAGTCCTTTACGGCGCATGATATTTACTTTACTACGAATACTTTGTTCGGAACGCTGAAGAGCCGCAGCTATTTTAGCTATTGGCTCATTGTTATATGCTTTCTGGAGAAAGCGAATTTCTTTGTCATTCCAAGTTTTCATATTGTTATTATACTAAAAAATAAGTTCTGTGTCAAGAACTATTTTTAGTATTGTTACAAAAAGTACTTGACCTCGCCCTTAAAACCATGTATAATATCTATATGAAATGAGAGAAATAGTTGCTCATGACACCATTTTAACGCGGAATGGAGAAGTTTGGTATCTCGTTAGTCTCATAAACTAAAGATCGCTGGTTCAAATCCAGCTTCCGCAACCAATATGGTGAGTATAGCTCAATGGTAGAGCCCTGGCTTGTGGAGCCAGTGGTTGTGGGTTCGACCCCCATTGCTCACCCCAATTTTTGTTTCATAAAGTTTACAATGTATATTTTATGAAACAAAAATATACAATTATTTAGGAGAGATGGCTGAGTGGTTGAAAGCGCTTGCTTGCTAAGTAAGAGAGGATTATACTCCTTCGCAGGTTCGAATCCTGCTCTCTCCGCCAGTATAGTGCGGGATTAGTATAATGGTATTACCACAGCCTTCCAAGCTGAGGACAGGAGTTCGATTCTCCTATCCCGCTCCACGAAACAAAAGCTCTGTTCGTCTAGTGGTCAGGACACATGGTTTTCATCCATGCAACAGGAGTTCGATTCTCCTACAGAGTACCAATATGGTTTGGTAGTTAAACGGCTATAATAATGCCCTGTCACGGCATAGTTCGGGGTTCGATTCCCCGTCAGACCGCCAAGTAGTAAATGAGGAAAAATATATGGATTTAGGAATAGGAATTAACGAAGCACAATGGTTAACATTAGTTATCTGTAGTGGTGGATTATTTTATACCATAGGAAGGCATATTGGGATAGCAGATTGTCTTGATTATATGCGTGAAAAAGGGTTTATAGAATATGATGATTGAAAATAGTTCTTGACAACAAGGTCTATTTTTGGTATAATAAGTATGAATGTGAAAACATTCGAATTTTAGGCGTCCACACCGAAAGGGTGGGCAAAGTTTAACCGAAAGGTAAATTTAGGAGAAAAAAATGGTAGCAAATCACATAAGCAGAGAGCTATTCAGAAACTTCTGGTTAGGACATAACCCAGCATGGTTCGACCATATGGAACATACGTCTTATCCGAGATATAATATAGTAGAAGGTAAACAGGGATTTCGATTAGAAGTTGCTGTGCCGGGTTGGAGTAAACAAGACCTTAAAGTTAAGTTGCATAATAATGAACTTAGCATAAAGGGACAACGAGAAGAAAAAGGAGGTGATCCTTATCTACATCAGGGACTAAGCACCAAATCGTTCGATAAAGTCTTTATCCTTAACTCAGACCTACAAGTAGATGAAGTCAAATTAAAAGACGGCCTACTCACAATTACTATTACACAAGATGCAAGTTCTGACGAACTGTTTGACATTAAGTAGTAATTAAACGACATAAGTGAGGGCGTCTTTCGAGGCGTCCTCATGCCTTCTGTAAAAATGGGAGACGATATGAATAACCGATTACAATGGTTAGCTATTATCCTTCTAACAACAGGACTAATATGGAGCATTTATATGCAATTAAGTAATAAAGGACACGACATACTGAAATATTTTGAAGGGTGTAGGCTGACAGCTTACCAAGACTCAGTAGGCGTGTGGACAATAGGTTATGGACATACAAAAGGTGTTCATAGTGGTATGCAAATTACTCAAGCCGAAGCAGAAAGTATGCTTCTTGAGGAATTAGTAGAGTATCAAGGATATATAGACGACTTAGTGGAAGCACCACTAAACCAAGAGCAATTCGATGCACTTGTAGTGTGGGTATATAACCTCGGACCGACAAACCTAAGAACAAGTACACTTTTGAAGAGATTAAACACGGGTAACTTTGAAGACGTACCAAACCAAATCAAAAGGTGGGATAAAGCAGGTGGAAAACAGTTAGCAGGACTAACTAAAAGACGAGCTGCAGAAGCCGCACATTTTGAAGGCAAGGAATGGGTAAATTAGCAAAAGTAAAGGGTTTCTTTAGATTGATCTGGAGAGCCTTAGTATGGATATACGAATGGATATATTACAAGCTATTCCCTCGCTATTCAGTAGTAGTTAGTTACAACCAAATTTGGGGGGACGCTGACGACCGTGAATATATAGTAAAAAAGTTTTTAGTGAAGAAAGAAAAACAATTAAAGTTTATAAATGATGATGGTGATGTTATAGAAATATCAGGATCAGACGGGCTAAACTATAGGATAGAACAATTATGAATCAATTATTTGTAGGGATTATAGTAGTATTAGGTCTTGGAGGATTCTTTCTGTATAATGAAAACATGACTCTTAAAGAAAATAATGCTAAGTTAGAGACAGCAGTTGCTCAACAAGAAGAAGCAATAAAAGTAATAAGAGAAAGCTATGAGAAGCAGGGTGCAGCCTTGAATCAAATGGCAAGTAAAAACGCTCAGATTGAGTCTGAGATGAATGGTTATCTGGACATATTTAGGAGACATAACCTAAATAAATTGGCAATTGCAAGGCCAGGTATGATAGAAACAAGAGCCAACGAAGCAACGAAGGCAGTATTTGAGAGCATAGAAAATGATAGTAAAGAACTCGATTCGCTGGATGATCCCAGCACTGATATTAACCCTAACAATTAGCGGTTGTTCCATGTTTGGAACTAAGAAGATAGAAGTATCTTCTAAACCTATTGAGATCGACATTATTCAACCCACGATGCCGAGAAACATTGATTTAAAAGATCCACAGTGGCACGTAGTATCGACAGCTAAGATAGCTAATCCCTGTGTTAAAGATGAAGAAGGCAAAAGACCAAGACAAAAGATTGAAGATGTATGGGTATGCGACTTAGGAAAAGAAAACGATTGGCCTGCTGACTACACATATTTAGATAAATTTCTAGAAGATGTAGCCAAAAAGAACAATGGTGATATAGTATTTTTTGCTATATCAGTTGAAGACTATGAACTAATGTCTTACAACATGCAGGAGCTTCGCAGATACATTAGGGAAGTACAAGAGGTAATAGTATATTATAGAAATGTTACTATTAAAACGCCTCAAGGAGACCAAGACGCTATTGGTCTAAAAGTTGAAAAACAATGAAAAATATTCCAATAAAAAATATTAAATTTCTAGAAAAACTAGATAAGTTAGCTGAAAGTTTATATAAGTACCCACATACTTGGGAAGGATTACCAAAGCCTGATCTAAGATATAGTACGTTAAGAACTTATCAAGCAGACGCGGACTTTGTAGGAGTTCCTAAAGAACATAACTATAGAGACTACGCTAGCCCCTGTATTCATGGGTATAGAACAAGCCAAGAATTTAGAGAAATGAAACACTGGTTTCTTACCTCAATTAAAGCGGGTATAGAAGGAGCTAAATCACCTGAGTGGTATTACGATACCTTAACAGTAATGCCGCCTGATAAGGGGTTTACTGGTTGGCATAGTAATAAAAATAAACCACATCACTCCCTTAGATTTATCAACAACGCAGGTCGTGGGTACTCAGTTGTAGTGCAAAATAAACGTGTTCATAAAGTACCTGATCAATACCGAAGTGTTGGTGCTGGTAACTGGACTTGTATACGAAATGATTTTGATGGAGATTCATGGTTCGCAGATAAAAATCAAGGAAGTAAACCTAGATTTGTAGTAGATATATCAATCCCTAGACATTTAGGGAATAAGATGGATGCAGTGGAATCTTTTATTACTAAATTTGCTTAATGAATTTACAGAGTAAGGTTAAAGATATAGAAGTTATCTACTGGGAACACGACTTACATATAAAAAAGAAAAGCGTTTCAGAAACCTCACTCAAAGATATAGCAGAAGCAGTCAACCCCTCTATAGATTTTAAAGTTCTATGGAGAGACATAGCCTACAAAGGAATGAGAGATCCTATTATAATTATCAAGAACACAACAGATAATTATTGGCAGGCAATAAGAAATATAACACCAGACTTAATACTACCCTTCGATCCTAACCGCCCCTATTTGGCATATACAGGAAACCAAAGAATTGCATTGGCAAAGTGGAAAAACTTTAGCCATATAAGTACAATAGAAATGCCAGATGTGCATTGGGCACACGCGGCACATTTAAAATTACAAGATGGAGTAGTTGATTGTCGTGATAAGAGAACCCTTTAAAAAATTAAGTGATAATGCACTTAAATTTATGACACCCCAAAGGTTATGGACATATCCTAAAGCGGACGTATATCTATTCTATTCCCTATCACAATCCCCTCCCTATAATTGTTCTGCTCCTTTCTGGAGAAATGCAAGAGAAGAAATTTTTCATGAACTAAGAAGTGTAGCAGGGCACCCTACTATCTATTATCTTGCTTTAGTAAAGCACAATGAAAGAAGTATGCATTTACCAACGGGTCAAAAGGATGTTAGTGATCACTTATACTTTCCTATGACAGAAGGCGGAAGTATAATTGCGACGCCAAATACAGAAGAAAATTCTTACCTTTCAGCTTGTAAAGATATAGGTATACATTCTCCACACTTAGTTCCAAACTGGGATGAGAGAGGTGGAAAGATGTGGAAGAGGCTACACCAATACCAACACATTACGCGAAACGAAAACGAATTAGTAGTAATTCTCCCAGAGCCTGATACAATGTATTTTCATGCGGTATATAGAGATGATTAAAATATTTATAGGTACGAGTGAGTATGAAGATAGATGGATAGAACAAATATATCTATACAGTTTATTTAAGAATACAGATGAAGAATTAGATATAACTTTCCTAAGACCAAGTATGTTTAAAGATTGGAATAAGCATGGGTGGGGGACACCTTTTACTTGTTTTCGATATGCAGTACCTGAACTATGTAATTTTAAAGGCAAAGCAATCTATACAGATGTAGACCAGTTAAACCTTAGAGATATATCTGCTTTATATAACACGGACTTAGAGGGTTGTACTTTTGCAATGGCATGGGATGGATTACATGATAATGGTGACGAGTGGGGTCAAACACCTAAAGCGAAAGGTTGGTTCTGTGATAGTGTTATGTTGATTGACTGCGAAAAAGCAAAAGAATTTATCAAACCGATTAAAGACATTAAACAATGGCCATCTAACTATAAACACCATTTTATAAGAGGCATAGGTAATCCACACAAAGAAAACGTAAAAGGTATAATTAAAGAATTAGATCCTAGATGGAATAGCTTTGATGGTAGAGATACTTCGTGGTACGGGGATGAAATTCTACCTTTAGTTGGAACCCCTCAAGCAAATGATGTAATACCAAAGTTTGATTTAGATGAGATTTTTCATATACACTTTACAAGTATGAGTACTCAACCTTGGCATCCTATCTATTCACCTTGGGGTAAAGCCTCCTATCAAAGAGATGATATTGCAGCAATACTCTGGGACTATGCACGAAAAGTAAAGATGATAGCTAACCCAGAGGAGTTCTAATGAAGGTAGCAGTTTTTGAAAATGCATTAAGTGTAGAGGTATATAGTGCTTGTGTGAAGTGTTTAGAAACTCATATAGCAGTACCAGGCGTAACAGGTAAGAACGGAAAGGTATCACTGGATGAGAATAGAAAAGTAGATGTTAGATTTTTAAGAAATCAAATAGATCCTTGGTTGGCTGAATTTATGAAACCTTATGGGGAGCTAAAAGCAGAACCAGCAAATGTCTTAACTTATAAAACGGGGAACTACTATAATTGGCATATTGATGCAGCAAGAGATGATTATAGAAAGTATAGTTTTATTTCAGTATTATCCCCGAGAGACCAGTATGAAGGTGGTGAGTTAGAAATTGACGGAATTGAATTACCAGACCATGCATTTAATCCTCTATCAATAATTATTTTTAACCCAGCGTTGAGACATAGAGTAAAACCAGTAACACGAGGAGTAAGACATTCTTTAGTAACTTGGTTTAAAGAAAAATGAGCATACCATTTGAACAACTATTACCAATGTCCTTATCAAGATTCGAGAAAGAGTTCAAAGATAAAAAGTATTTTGTAGCTAAAAGCAAAGAAAATATTTTTAAAGATCACTTTAGTTGGAAAGAACTTGATGCATACTTAAACAGTAATAAACTGGGTGGGTGGGATCGTATGCCACAATTACAGATAGTAACTCCTACTGGGAAGTACTGTCATAAAAAAGCAAAGGTTAAACTAACTAGAGAAGAAATTTTCAAACATTGGCAGGATGGTTGCAGTTTCATTTTGACTCTTAGCGAGTTCTTAAATAAAACAATGTGGCAACAATGTCAAGAGTTTGAAAAGCACTATGGAATGGGACAAGCCAACCTTTATTGTTCTAATATGAAGGGAGCTAAATGCTTCCCCATCCATGCTGATAGCACGGACAACTTTCTTTTTCATGTAAGAGGAGATGTTCGTTGGTATATTTATAATGAGTTTGAATATGATTGTCCTATTAGAGATGAGGCAACTGTTGGATCAGTTATTGACTTATCTGAAGGAGATTTATTATATATACCTAAAAAATTATATCACAGGGTAGATACCCTAAGCCCAAGGATATCCATTTCTTTTCACTTTACGGAGCGAAAAAAACCTCATAAAAGAGTTGAATGGTTAGACTGGTTGGGAGAAATAAATGGCACAGCCATCTGAACAGTTCTCAGGCGATATGTCTAGGAACGAGGTAGAAATTGACCTTAACAAATTTATGGCAATGGTTTCTGAAATAGGGGAACTAAAAGCAAAGATAATGGAAATGGAGAACGAAAAAGAGCCAGATAATCCTTGGCAAAAGGTTATATGGTTTTCTAACATGATAGACGCGTGGCGTCTATTCCCTAGAGCGTTCTTAAGTATATATATGATACTATTGTACAAGTGTACACTTTGGTTCATGGACCTAGAAGCCCCCTCCTTTGAGCAGTCGGGATTGATTTCGATTGTAGTAGGTGCAGGAGCCGCTTGGTTTGGACTATACGCTGGTACAGCAAAAGATAAGATCAATAGTAAGTAATTATTATATGGATTTGAAAAATAGTTCTTGACACGACTTCAAAAATTTAGTATAATATGTATATGAAATTGAAGAAGAAACTAAATTCCGCTAATACATCTTGGGATACCGCTCTTCAATATAGTTTGAAAAGTCGGCAGAGATGTGTTTGCGGAGAGATATTAAGAGAGTGTAAAGACGCATACAGTCATACAACTCAAGGTTATTAGGGAGTCCCCCTATAGAAGTGAACTTAATCTTTAGATACGCAACCCAAACTATATAAAGCACAGCGTCCTGAACGCACAGCTAGTAATTAAGGCAGCAGGCAATAAAATAAAGGGGAGCTACTTTAGAAGCGGTAACTGCCCGTATACGGGAAGGGGGACTAACCCTTTATTAAAAAGAGAACAATGGATAAAAATAATTTAATAAGTGATCCCAAGACGGGTATTAGAGCATATGAACTCGATGGTATGAGAGTATGTTTTCCACCTGATTGGAATGATGAACAGAAAAACGCTTGGTTTACGAAAGCTAAGCTAGACTTTGGTCAGCGCAGACAGTTGAGAATGATTAAGAAAGATGGAGTTTCAACTGTACTTAGGGCATGGCGGGAGCATGGGAGCAGACATGGCGAAACCTGAACTAATTGGTATACTAGACGATATGAATTTACAAACTATGACACAACGAACAATGCTACGAATAAACCTTCAAAAGCAACAGAAAGAAGCTGAAGAGCAGATAACTGTACTTGAAGGAAAATTGGCACGGACCAAAGAATATCTTGCAAAGGTAGAAGGTGGGCTGGACGTACTCGATGAGTTAGAGTAGTGATCTACATAGTAGATGATTTCTACCCTAACCCAGACGTAATTAGAGAAAGAGCATTAGAGCTTGACTTTAAAGAAGGTATGAACAAAGTATCTTTACCGAATGACGTAAACTACGTTATACGCAGACATACTGGTGAACGTAGCTTAAATCCAAGTTGGAATAATATGATGTACCTTCGTAATAGGTACACAAATATATTAGGCAAGAATATAATAAGTTATAAAAACAATACTAGTAATGGTGCTTTTAATTTAGGGTATGCTAAAGGGCACGATTACAACTGGATTCACGGAGATCATACACAGGATGTAGGTGAACCAGGCGCAACAGACTATTGGGCAGCAGTTATTTATCTCACTCCCAATCCTCCTAAGAATAGTGGAACAGTTCTAATGGAACACATAGAATCAGGGGCAAAAAGACAGTATGAAAACGATAGATTGATCAAAGGTCCGTCGTTCTACGGGAATATCCTTGATTCAAAACGCATAACTAAGGAATGGAAACCCCATGTAACAGTTGAAAATAAATATAATAGATGTATAATCTATGATGCTTATAATTTTCACGCTCCTACTAATGGTAAGTTTGGTCATGATAAAAGAACAGGAAGATTAACACAGATAGGATTCTGGGAAACAGAAAAATGGTAGACGACTACAAAAACATAGATTATAAATTTAATGAAGAAGATGCTCTTGCAGTAGCAAAACAGTATATAAACGATACTTATGCAAAGCATTATGCTCAAGGAAATATCCAAGCGACAGAGTTCATATTCGATGCACAACATGGAGAAGGTTTTTGCATAGGAAATATAATAAAGTATGCTCAACGCTATGGAAAAAAGAATGGTCGTGATGATACTGATTTACTAAAAATAATCCATTATGCTATAATGCTATTAGGAGAAACAATAGCACAAGATGGAGATTACGATTGGCACTAAAACGTAAAGACCATGAAAAGCTTACGGATGTAAATATCCTTAAGGTTATTAGTCTGCTTGCCAGACCAGACACGCCAATTACAAAGAAAGAAGCCTGTGAGATTTTGAATATAAGGTATAACACGACCCGCCTTCAGAAGATCATAGACGAATTTGAAGAAATACGCAGTTATAAAACGATGCGTAAGAACCAAAACAAAGGTAAGGGCGCAACACGAGCTGAAATAAAAGAGGTACTAGAGTTGTATTTAGGCGGAGATAATATCTCAGTCATTGCAAAACAAATGTACCGCTCTAATGCGTTCATAAAAGCAATTATCGACAGAGTCGGTATGCCAGAAAAATTACCCCAAGGTTTTAGTAGAAATCAAGATATATTGCTTCCAGAGCAATGTATTGCCGAATCGTTTGAGGTAGGAGAACGGGTTTGGGCGGCTAGAGAAAATGCTCCCGCTAAAGTACTTAGAGAACATACCCTTGCATATCAAGAATCAATGCCAGGTTTGCATGTTTTTGATTACGAAGAAAAGTACGGAGCTAAAGGATATCAATTATACATATACGAGAATGCACCAATGACTGATGAAATTTATTATGTATATGGAGCAGGTCAGCCTGGTCACTATTCCTTTGCACTAGCTTATGATATCGGCAGTTTAAAACATTTGGAACAATATGGAGTATCTTTTTGAGTGGGTTTTACCCCTTTGGTTAGCATCTTGGATTTTTATTATTTGGCAGATTTTTGTGCCAAGTATTCGTATAATACGCGAAGCCAGCCCTGACCATGTAATTTATCGCTGGAAGGTAGCAACCTTCCTTTTATTTAGTATAATGGCATTTGTTACTGTACCTTTTCTAATTTGGGCAGCCTTAATAGAAAAGTACAGGATGGCTTTTATTTATAATTATGTTACCAATATGATAGGTACAGAAGATGAAGAAGATTAAAAACGCTTTAGAAATGAAGTATAAAGGAGACATAGCAGAAGCTGAGGCGAACGTATGGATCTATTTGAAGAATCCAGCAGGTATAGGGGAACACCCAGAAATTATTGCTGCGATTGATACTCAAATAGAAAAGATTGCGAACCTCAATTTAAAGCTAGAGGCTCTTGATAAGTATGTGGAACTTTAATCCACAAGTATAAAAAAATTATGACAGACATACATACAATAGCACAGTGTAGTATGAAGCTTGTTGTATTGCTAGAAAAACTGGATTCATTAGATAAGAATGATCCCTCTCTAAAGTATAAAGTAGAAGATGTTAAAGCATTAGGAAGGGAGTTAGAACGTGAATCAGAGTTTATTTCTGGAATACGATAGGGGTACTATCGCTGTAATTCGTAACCCGTACGAAAGACTCATCTCTTTGTACAGAGATGATTGGGATTACATAGGCTTTGATAACTGGGTAGCCAAGAATGACCTTCAGAGTCAGGCATCCCTTTACGAGAAATGTGAAGTAGTTATTACATTAGAAAACTGGGAGCAAGACCTCATATCTCTCTCTATTGATGAACCTAAAAATAGTTCAATTTTGATGGAACAAACCATTTCAGACGATTACAGAAGGTGGTTTACAAATAAGAGTTTAATGTTAACTGCCAGATTAGTAAGACCAGACCTTAGCACCTACGGGTACACATTTTAAAAAATAGTTCTTGACAACGCTCTTCAATTTTAGTATAATATACTTATAAATGAAAAAATCATGAGCGACAGATTTTACTTTCAACAACAACAACGGAGAAAACGAATGCCTTGGGAAGAAGATAAAAAACAACAAGCCATCAATAAATATACCTCTAAAGATCCTACTCCTGAAAACAGTATGGAAATTGTTAAAGACATTGCTTCCGAATTAGGCGAGAGCCCAAATGGTGTAAGAATGATCTTGACCAGAGCTGGTGTATATGTTAAGAAAACTCCTGCAACGCGCTCATCTAGTAATGGATCGACTGGTGGTGGTCGTGTATCTGTAGCAGATGCACAGGCAACTTTGACCAATGCAATTCAAGACGCAGGCAAAGAGCCAGATGTAGCAATAATTAGTAAGCTGACAGGGAAAGCAGCTAATTATTTTGCAGAGTTAATTAACTCGATGAACAATTAAACCCCCTAAATCGTAGGGATTAGCAATAGTCCCTGCGTATTTTTGCATCTATAGAAACCACCTCTTTTTTAAGGATACCATTGTTTGGGACGGTAAGAAATAAGTACTAACCCACAAGGAACCTAATGAAGAAAGACGAATTTATCCGTCAGGTTGAACAATGCGGCGATGCAATAATTACTTATCGGAGTCAAAACAGTCGTAGACTAAAGTATAACGTCTGTACGCTAGACTTTGATAATAAGTATATCCAGTCAAAAAGAAATAGAGCGAGGCCTACTGATAAGCAGGTTTTGTTATTTTGCTGGGACACAGACTCGTATAGACTATTACAGCCTGAACATGTTACCTCTATTGTTCCTTTACAAGCGATACTAAAGAATGATAGAAATACATGAAGCCCCACCCGTATTTGAAAAACTAATACACTATAACGAAGAGAAGCACGAGCGTGTTTATCTCACCATCAATACCTTTAGAAATGTAGAGTATCTTTCTATCAGAAAGTATTTCTTAGATTTTGACGAAGAATGGAAGCCCAGCAGGGAAGGAGTTTCTCTGCCGCTAGACTTTGATAATAGCAGAAACCTTTTCGATGGGTTAGTTGAAATCCTCTCTCTTACTGAAGTCAAGGATATACTAGAAATCCATTTCAAAGACAAACTTGACCAAATATATTTAGATTAGCAAAAATAATTCTTGACATTACCTCCAGTTTCTAGTATAATATACATATGAATAGAGATTTGGAAACGTATTTAAGCAAGTGTCGCGATCAGTACTACAAAGGTCTGCCCATCATTCCAGATGAGGTTTATGACCGCTTAGTCGAAAACACACAACAAGAGTTCAAGATTGGGCATGACACGGATTCCCGTTTCGCCCATCCCTTTCCAATGTATTCACTTCAAAAAGTCTTCGCCAACGAAGGCACACCCCCCGATTATGGAAATAACGCAGTAGTTGCCACACCAAAAATGGACGGTGCAGCTGTGTCTATATGTTATGTAAATGGAATATTTCATGACGCCTTAACTAGAGGGGATGGCAAAGCAGGTTTAGATATAAGCGATAAAATTAAGCATATCGTACCTCGCTCATTAGAATTTGGGAAATCATTATTCTCTGGATTGAGACAAATCACAGGAGAAATAGTAGCACCCAAAACAATAAAAAATGCGAGAAATTATGCGGCAGGAGCATTAAACCTGAAAGATGCTGAAGAATTTAAGAGTAGAAAACTAACATTCATAGTATATGGTATTCAACCATATATTGGTACGTACTGGCTGGAAGACATGAAGTTATTAGATAACTGGTTTAACGTAATTTCTATCGGAGATTACAACTGTTTTCCCCAAGACGGCATAGTATTCAGAGTGGACAAATATGCCTATTACAAGGAAATGGGGTTCACCGCACATCACCCTAGAGGAGCGTATGCTCTTAAAACTCGAGAGAAGGGAGTAGTTACAGAACTATTAGATGTAGTATGGAATACAGGAAAAAGTGGAGTGGTAGCTCCCGTTGCAATTCTCGAGCCTATTAACATAGGGGGAGCTACTATTTCTAGGGCTACATTACATAACATAGGTTTTATAAATCAGTTAGATTTAGAGATCGGTTGTAGTGTAGAGGTTATTAGAAGCGGAGAAATTATACCCCGCATTGTGAGACGAGTATAGTGTTATTATATTTAGAGAGTCAATTAGCAGAAGCTTATCAGGTTTATATATCTAAGATCCCAGACGGGAGTGGCTATGTTGGAATTGAAGAATTTAGAGGAATGGTTGAGAATGACGAGGAATGGTTCGAAGATTTATTAGAAGAATACAAGGAACTAAATCTTACTTTACACTAATGAGTAAAGGTGTCTATAACGAAACTTATTTTAAAAATCGCCCGAATGAAAGGGGACGAGACGGGGTTCTGTATGCCGTCGTTTTAGTTAATAAAAAGACATTTGAACGAGAGTGTATTAAGGTTGGCATGGCAGCAGGTACAGACTGGCGTCATGTTGTTAAGCGCGCGAGAGGGTTTAAAGGATATGATGTACGGATTCAAAGGACATGGAAGAGTTCGCTCTACGAAGTGTTCTGCATGGAGCAACAGCTACATGAGAAGTATATAAACGATAAGTTTAAACCAACTCATAAATTTGGCGGACACACGGAGTGCTTCAATATAGATAGTAAAATTATGGATGATTTTCCAAGAAGAGAAAGTAAGAGATGATAATACAACACGGAGTAAAATTTAATGTACTAGGAGTTGAGAAAGGCTTCTGGACAGTAGATCAATGCAATAAGATGATTAGGGAACATCAGGATAAGTTTGTGCCAATGAGTTTTACCAAGCTAGGTACTCACGGGGCAGCAGAACAGCCTCGCAATTATCCTGCTACTTCTAACAGAGCAGTAGTGCAAAATAAATCTGTTCCTAGTGATATACATGAATTAGTTAAAGAATACAATAGAATGAGTTATAACTTTGTACTACAAGATGAGACAGTACAGTACATAAATAAACTCACTCCTTCAGAAGATTTAAATTGGCACAAAGATAATCATGAAGAAATAGAAACTTTATATACTAAAAGAGCACCTTATCGTATTAGTTGTCTAATCCAACTAAATAATAAATTTAGTGGAGGAGCAACAGAAATATACAGGCATCAACCTTTTAACTTAAAGACAGGAGATGCTTTATTATTCTGCTGTGATATGTGGCATAGGAGTACTCTAGTAACGGAAGGGATAAAGTACTCATTTAATATGTGGACACGCGGAGTACCAATTCAATGAAGAAGAGACCCAAGATCAAATTAAAAGGTGCAGCAGAGTGGGACACATTTACCAGATGGCGTAACATGATGTGTTACCTTGATAACTCTAAGGTAGTAAAGAAGATTAAACGTCAATATAATAAACGCTTTAGAAAGCTAGGAAAGGAGAGCATTAAACAGGAGTTAGATCAATGACAACACAATATCATTTTGCATCATGCAAAGACACAGTTGGAAAACGAGAATACTTAGTAGCAGATAGTGAACAAGGTATAGAAAAATACTGTGCAAACGCTAAAGAAATAATAGCTTGGTATACTAATCCAGATCCAATAATGGTATGTCATCACTTCACATGGGTTGGTAATGGTAGACGACCTCCTATATTTAACATATCTAAACCATTTAAGTATGGTGATCCAAAGAAATACAGGTGGACACCATCATGAGAGTATTAGGTATTAGCGAGGGATTTCATGACGCTTCTGCTTCTTTAGTGGAAGTTTCTCCCTACACAGACAAAGTAAAAATTCATTTTGCAGCACAGGCAGAAAGGTATACAGGGAGAAAGAACGATCCATGGTTACCACCTAAATTACGATATACTCGCGCAGATGTCTCGGTTTTTCATGAGAGCATTAAACTAAAGAATCAGCGTAGAAAGTTTCATTCCATGTCTCCCGTAGAATATGTGGATGTATGTTCGCACCACTTAAATCATCACCAAAGCCACGCAGCAGCAGCGTATTATACTGCACCTTTTGATGATAATACTGTTATAGTAGTAATTGATGCTATTGGAGAATGGGCATGTTCAAGTATATGGATTCCAAAAGAGTATGGGCTAGAATGTGTTTGGGAAGAAAGATACCCTCACAGCATCGGACTATTTTATAGTGCTATAACGAAGCGTCTTGGTTTAAAACCTAATGAAGATGAATATATTACTATGGGAATGGCTGCGTTTGGTGAACCTATAGTTTCAATGCGATGGTGTTTTGATCTGCCCGATAGAAATTGGCATAGAGGTTTTGGAGTTTTTGACTTTCAAGGCTATGCTCCAGAAGATATTGCGGCTAGTGCTCAATTTGAAGTTGAAAACCGAATCAATGCTATAATGGCAAAAGCTAGTGAGTATGGATCAAATATTTGTTATGGTGGAGGCGTTGCACTTAACTGTGTAGCTAATAGTAAAATATTACCTCGACACTTTGATAAGATTTGGGTATTTCCAAACCCTGGCGATGGAGGAAATAGTTTAGGAGCAGCACTAGGTTATCTATGCCGCAAGGTAGAGTTTAAAGATTGCTTTTGGGGGTATGATATAGTAAGATCAGTAAGTCCTAAAACGATAGTTAATAGTTTAATAGCAAATAAAGTAGTAGGAATTGCAAATGGTAGAGCAGAATTTGGACCTAGAGCCCTAGGAAATCGTAGCTTACTTGGTGACCCACGATACAATATTAAACGCAAAGTTAATAAAATCAAAAGAAGGCAAAAATTTAGACCTTTTGCTCCTGCAATTTTAGAGGAGTACTTTGATGACTACTTTGAAGGAGAAAAGAACGAGTACATGCAGTTCGTCTCTCAAGCAAAACATGACTATAAAGCCGTTACCCATGTAGATAATAGCGCAAGAGTTCAAGTCGTAAAGAAAGATAGCACCTCTATTTTGAGAAAAGTTCTAGAGGAGTTTTATAATAGAACAGGTTGTCCCATGTTATTAAATACAAGTTTAAATATAAAGGGAAAGCCCATGGTTAATACTAGAAAGGATGCTCTAGAATTTGAGAGAAAATATGGAGTACAAGTATTTTGATTTATTTTAATGGTTGTAGCTTTACTAACGGGTATGAATTAGAACAAAAGTTTAAACATAGATTTTCTAGTTTAGTCTGTGCACACTTTAATGAGGAAGAAGATAATGATGCTAAGGTAGGCGGTTCCAATGATAGGATATGGAGAACTACTATGAATCATTGTTTAACTAATAAGTATGATTTAGTAGTTATAATGTGGTCTGGAATAAACAGAATAGAATATTTACAGATAGGAGAGAATAAATCTGGCAATAAGTACTTACCCAATACAAAAACTAAAAGCCCGAGGTGGAGAGCAACTAATTGGCAGAACCATGTATTAGCACATCAAAGTTTAGAAGTTGATAAGTTAAAAACAAACCTATATAAACATCAAGACTCAACAGATGAACACTTTCATTATCTAAATGGGTATATGAAAGAAGTAAGAAACATAAGACAAAATTTAAAGTATAGTATTAGTTACATGCTTGCAACAAAACACTTTTTAGAATCACTAGATATTCCTTATCTATTTTATACATTTTCAAGTGGGCAATATAAACCCTTCTTGTATTTGCTAGATGAGGACTATTTGGAAGCAGCAAGTAATTACTGGGATTCAGTAGAACTTAGTAAGAAACAAATAGTAAATGAATTACCCTTTTTAATAGAAGATGGTTTTTATGATATAACTAAAAAGGCAAGTCTGCCTATTGGAAAAAAAGATCATCCGTTAGAGGAAGCACATCGTTTAATGGCAGACATAATAATTAAAGATGCAGAGAAAAAATATGAAACGAATAAGAAAGATAATTAAAAAAATTAGAACATGGTATTTCGAGTGGAAACTTCGAAGGACTTACAAACCAGACACCTATGTCTATGAAGACGAAGAAAAATTTGAGCCTATTAAAAAGGTACATTTACCTTAAAAAGTTCTTGACACGCGGTGAATTTTTTAGTATAATATACTTATAAATGAAAAAGAATGAGAAATCACGAATGGAACAAATTTTAGCCCCAACGAACTGTCCTTCCTGTGAAAGCGAATTGAAGTTTATTAACGAACTACTTTACTGCTTTAACAAGATGTGTTCAGCTCAATGGGACAAAAAATTGGAACATTTTTCAAGTTCTTTGAAAATAAAGGGGCTAGGCCCCGCAACTATTAAAAAGTTGGAAATCCTAGATTATCCAGAACTGTATGAGCTCACTGTCGGGGAAATTACCGTCAGACTGGGCTCAGAGAAAATGGCGAAGAAGTTGGCAATCGAAATTATAAATTCTTGTAAAACCGATCTGCAAACGCTATTACCCGCTTTTTCTATTCCGCTTTTTGGTCGAACAGCTTCACAGAAATTATGCGAAAAGATTACATCTATCGAAGAAGTAACCGAAGCAAGCTGTACTGAAGCAGGTATCGGTCCGAAAGCAACAGCTAACCTAATGGCTTGGTTAGAAACAGAGTTTTACCCAAACAGGTACAATGACTTACTTCCTTTTAGTTTCAAATCTAAAAGAGTTGTAAAACGAGATATAATCGGAGTCGTCTGTATTAGTGGCAGACTCAAAAGTTTCCCTAGCAAAGCTCATGCTACAAAGGTTCTGGAGAACCACGGCTACGCCGTAAAAACCAGTCTGACTAAAGACTGCACTCACTTAATAAACGAGAGTGGAATAGAGTCAGCCAAAACGCAGACTGCTCGAGATCGAGGAGTCATTATTATAACAAATCTTAACGATTTATTTGGAGAAAAAAATGGCATTACCTAAATGGACAGACGAAAGAACCGCATCATTGGAATCTTTTGTTGGTGCTGAAACCCCCGTTTCCCAAGCTACTGTAGCATCTGCTGCAGGCGAACTAGAAACTTCTGTTAGAAGTGTAAGTTCTAAACTTAGAAAAATGGGATATGATGTAGAGTTAGCTTCTAGCTCTAATACAAAGTCTTTCACAGACGAACAAGAAGCAACACTTTCAGCTTTCGTAACTGACAATTCTAGTCAGTACACATACGCTGAAATAGCCGCAAATTTTGAAGGCGGGCACTTTAGTGCAAAATCAATACAAGGAAAAATCCTTTCTATGCAACTTACTGAGCACGTTAAACCTGCTCCTAAAGTTGAAAGTGTAAAAACTTACACTGATGCAGAAGAAGGAACTTTTGTTGGTATGGTTAACGATGGCGCGTTCATCGAAGCTATAGCTGATACTCTTGGCAAGAGTGTAAACTCTGTCAGAGGAAAAGCACTTTCTTTACTTAGAGCTGGCGAAATTAACGCTATCCCTAAGCAGGAAGTTACCAAGGGATCTGGTAAAGCAGACCCATTGGCTGACGTAGAAATCGACGGCTTAACTGTCGAAGAAATTGCTGATCAAATCGGCAAAACTGTAAGAGGTGTCAAAACTATGCTCACGAGGCGTGGTCTTGTATGTGCCGATTACGACGGAAGCGCAAGAAAAGAACGAGTTCAATCTTAACTTTTTATTGTCAGGAATACTAGGAGGGGTTCGCCTCTCCTAGTTACTCTTGGGAGAGAACATGGCAGTAGAGAGCGCATTATTAAAACAAGTTTTAGTTACAGAGGATTTCGACACTTGGAATCGGCTAAAGCAACATTATCTACCCGAAGGCGAATATCAAAAGCTATGGAAGATAGTGGACAAACACGTCCACAAATTCCATGCTCTCCCAACTTTTGAAGTATTAAAATTCGAGATTCGGTCTAGAGAATTACAAGAAAAAATATATGCGATAGAAGCTGTCGAAACAGAAGTACCTGCTTATGAATTACTAGAGTATCTGAAGGATCAATTCACTCAGAGTGAGATACTAAAGAGAATGGAGACCTATTTAGATGATACGATAAGTATAGCAGATGCAAAAGAAAATATTGACCACCTACAAGAAATTGTAGTTCAGGTTCAAGACAGAGTTGATACAGCAATTGATAGTGACGATATGGATACTATTGAGTTGTTTGACTCTGAAGAAGATTTAGCGAAATATCTACCTCTTGGTTTAAATCAAGACTACGATATTTCCTATCAATTCTCTCCCAAAGACTTGGTCGTTGTGGGAGCACAAAGAGGACACGGGAAATCATTTACTTGCTGTAATGTTGCTGTTGAAGCACAGAAAGCAGGTAGAAGTGTTCTTTATTTTACAATAGAAATGGATTCAAGACCAATTCTACAGCGCATGTGTAGCATGGCTACGGGTGTACCACTTGGTAGACTTATAAAGAGAAATCTTTATGAGAAAGAGTGGAACAGAATTGGAAAGTGGTGGGCAGATCGATTTATCGGAGGAGATGAAGTACTATCTAAGTACGAAGTCTATGATGATTTTGATAAGTTCCACTTTGATCTAACTAAAAATTGTGAATTTAAAAAGGAAGCACAGTTAGATGTGTTCTACGATCCTGGCTTAACTATGGCTAAAGTTATTAGCACGGTTAGACAGAAGAAAGTAGAGTATCCCGACCTCGGTTTAATAGTCATTGATTACTTAAACCAAGTGAAACGCCACAACGCTCCGAGTCGCTCTGGGCAGTACGAGTGGACAGAACAAATTGAGATAAGTAAAGCAATGAAAACGCTTGCTCAAGATCAAAATTGTCTCGTTCTCTCCGCCTATCAAACCAACCCTAAAGGTGAAGCCCGATTCTCAAGAGGTATTCTTGATGCAGTCGACGCTGCCTTTACGCTTGAACATTGGGGAAAAGAAGAGAATTGTATTAAGTTCAAATGTGATAAAATGAGAAATGGAGAAATGAAATCCTTTGTTAGTGAGCTCGATTGGGAGACACTAAAGATTGGACCACATACTGCTTTAGATCCTGATGAAAAACAGGAGATGAAGGAAGCTATGTCATCTGGAGAATCTGCTGATGATTTATGATGTAACAGGTATTCCATTCCGAGCAGCCATATTTGAAGTTAGTATGAGGAACTTTCCTACCGCCAACTTTAAAGAACTTAACTCAGGACAATTCGTGCCTCTATGGCTAAACCGAAATAGAGACAGAATACACCTACGCTTATTCACGTTTGTAGAATCAGTATTAAATCAAGGGTTTCTAGACCCAGTAATAATATGGGGTAATATAAAAGAAGGAACAATGAGAATACATCCTGGTACAAATATGTTTACTCTATATTCTTTAATTAAAGATCAAAAAAGAACTCCCCACAAAAAGAAGTATGATTTAAATGGTTGGGTAGTAGACTTTAATTGTAATCATAGAGACGAATATCAAGGAATACTTGAAGATATTAAACCGATACCTAGAGACAAAGATGGAAATAGGAACATGGAATGGTGGGTAGATCATAGAACAACACCAAACGGAGAAGATCAGTATGAGCTCTCTCCTTCAGGACGTCACCTTCCAGGCAATATATACTATTTTGGTACGAAAGACAGGTGGGAATACAAACAAGAGTCTCATAGAGGTTTTGGTTGTTGGTATAAAGGGGTAAAATTTTACGATATTGGAAGGAATAATCCTATTCAGTATGAAATAAACACAGTTTCAGGAATCTATCAGTTGTTTTTAGAACACTTCTTTGATTGGAACCCTGATATCTGGCAGGAGAAACATTATGAAAGCAGGTAAAATATGGGGACAAACAGAACTGATCCATGCAAATGGAGTTCTTGAGTTCCACCGCATAGAGTATAAAGCGGG